CCTCCTGTTATTAATAATAAATGCTCCCGTCCCATGGTTCTCTCACCTAGACATGGCTGCCGCTCTTCTGGGATGGTTCTCTCTTTGAGTCTGGCTGCCGCTCAGGTGAGATGGTTCTCTCTCTACCTATGGCTGCCACTCCGTGTAAATGGTTCTCTCCTCCCAATTGGTTGCCGCTAGCGGTACTTGGTTCTCTCCCTACATATGGCTGCCGCTCTTTAACAATGGTTCTCTCTTCAATCCTGGCTGCGCTCCTGCGCTAGTGGTTCTCTCATGCAAAATGGCTGCGCTCCTCAAAATTGGTTCTCTCAAAGAGGGTGGCTGCTTTAGTTGATTGGTTCTCTCATCTCTTATGGCTGTTTCTTTATTGAACCATTGGTGGTGGTTCAATCTTGTGGGTATGGTTAGCTAAACTGAATACATAAGGTGCAACGGGTTTTGTTCCCACCTCAAACTCATACCAAACTTCGTGCATATGAGATAGAAAGAGCTTAGTAGCATAGCGACAGGCCCGTTGATGGATGTGGGCTGGTGGTAACTTACCTTTACTGTACCACTTATAGGCTTCCGTTTTTCTGCCAATGTTATATTTTTCTAATTTTTTAGCAGCTTGGTCAGCAAAATCTCCTGCTTCATTTTTAGCAATTTCTTGCTCTTTTCGCTTGGCGTAAATCTTTCCGTAAATATCGGAATCTTTGTTTTGTACTTTTACGAAACTCTCCCCAAGTTTCCAGCATAAAACTTTTAAGCTGGCGTTCCAGGGCCGTTTCTCTCCCTTCTTCCATTCGCTAGTCGGGTCTAGTCCAGCGTATCTCCAAATTGCGCCAGCCGTCTGTGCTTCTCGAATATCTATATGGGCCAGGAGTCCTGCACTAAGGACAGGTCCAACTCCAGTTATACCCATCATCCACCGACCCATTGGTTGACTCTTTGAATAGTGGTGCAAGGCACTTTTCACTTGTCTTTCTAAACGAAAATTTTCTTGCGCCAACCAACTTAAAACGCTTGTGGGTTCCTCACTTTCGGTCAAAGCACGTTCTTGGTTTTTTGATCTGATACGATTAGCTTGCATTTCATAGTATGCATCAACCAAGAATCTAACCTGGTCCTTACCAAGCAGCTCAGTCGATTCCTTTAGGTCTTTCGATAGCTTGACTCTGCTTTTATTTGAAGACTCAAGCAACTCCGTAACATTACTTGTCATTTTTCTTCCTCCTGGTTAATCGTTTGCAAACGTTCAATCATTTTAATGTGATAAATAGTCTGTGCTGTGAAAACAGCGATTGGCTAAATCTAGTTTTATATTAAACTTACCAGGGAATCCAAGTTCTTCATAACGAGCCTTATGCACCCAAATAGTCGCATCTGTAACCCTATTCCCTGCATCATCTTGCAATTTATCTCTATGTATGCTCCACACATGGTCAGGCTTATTAGCCCAATGCTGCGATCCAGCTATGCGATCATAAGTAATGGGCTTTCTGCTGTTATCCCCTGCCATTGGCTTAGAGGGGTGCGCCAGTATTTGTAAGTGCAAAGACAAACCCTTTGCTAGTGCAGAGCAATCATCTAAACACTCGCCAATCCATCTTGTTTCACTAGAGCTTTTATTATCGAATCCCTGAACAATCATATTCCAAGGGTCAATGCTTACAGCCGATATGCCCATACGGGCGTGGGCATTAGCAATTTGATCGCATATCCATGAAAAGGAAGGCGTGTTCTTCGGGTGGTGCATAAATATAAAATGTTCTTCAATAAAGTCGTCTGCCTCTCTTTTCTCAGAGTCAGACATCTCCCGTTCCAGCTTGCGATGGTATGCACTACGCAAGTTTCTCCTTACAAATGGCTTTTCTCTTGTTTCCATAGACATAATTGCAACCCTAACATTGTGTTGTAGAGCTACCTGTTGCCATAGCTGTTGCGTGAAATGACTTTTGCCGTTCCCTGGATAGCCAGAAACTACCGACACACACGTTGGGGCAATACGGAATTTACTTTCCCATTCAGGGAAGCCAGAGTTCCATAGAATTAACGGGGAAGGTTCGGGGATTTCACTAAGACGATATAGCCCCTCTATGGGGTATTCCTGTTGGCCTTCATCAACATATATGTGTAAATCCCCTGCTCCCCATTGGATCAGGGCATCATTTGCATCTTTAATTCCTTCGGGCCACTCAACCCAATAACACTTTCCTGGTCCAATCAATGCTGCTAAATCTGAACGTAGGTGTCTGCCAGGGCCGTCAGCGTCAGTACATAAAATCCATTTCTTAATAGAAGATAGCCCATCCTGCATACCGCTTTCGATAAAATCATAGCGTTTTGCTTCGGCTGGATTCTCAGTCTGTTGGTTGGGCGCCCCAGAGGGGACAGATAAGACGTTGGGAATACCAGCCTGTATCATGGCAAGGCAATCCGCCTCGCCTTCAACCACATACACTTCCGAATACTTGCCTCGTAAGACTCGATCCAGATTGTACCAGACTTGAGGTGCGCCTGGCTTTGCTTTGTATTCTTTCCCTATTAAGGAACGGGCTTTGTAATTTACTCTTTCCCCTGCACGAAAATAAGGGAAGACTATGCAAGGGGCTTGCCTACCAGAGAACGTTTCCCAGCCGCCCTCGCATCCTGCTTCTTTGAGTGTCTCTATGCTGATCTTTCTGCGTATGGCCCACTGAATCACGTCTGCGCTCAGAGCCATTGTGCGCCCCCTTGCACCCACAATGATGACACAACCAGAGAATCTTTGCTCCTTCCCTTGTTATACTTAATGATCTGTCGTGCTTGTTTTTTCTGGTGGATGAACATTGAGGGCATTTCCTTTTCTGGGTTCCGTTACTTTTTGGGGCAAGAGCTATGATGTTATGCGGGTCTTGCATTTCTCAGTCGCCTCGATAAATCTTCTAATTTCATATAATTTCGAACAGCCTTCCGCAATGGTCGGCCCACCTTGCGCTCATCTCTAAGGTCATATAAAAAATGTTCGTCATTAGAACACGCCACGCCAAATGCGCTATCCGATATTGCGTGTTTCCGAACAAACTGCTCGCACTCTTTTAACAAAAGTTTTCTATCTTCGTCATCTGACAAAATTTTATTAGACAAACTATCTCTCCCTTCACTCAGCACTTTGGATGTGTATAAATGTTCCATGTTCTTCCCCCCACATTTTCATTGCAGTCAATCTCGCTACCTGGCAATCATCTTCCCAAACCACGTTATTGAGTGCATCTACTATTTTTATCAAATTATCTAAATCTGGTCTCACGCAATGCGGTGTTCCGAGTTTTTCAGCACGTTTTTTTAAGGACCAAGACTTCGGCATTTCGAAAACGAAAGCTATGTCCATCTCCACCCCGTCGGCTGTAATTGGGGAGCCACCTTTCATGGCGGCTTTCATGGCGGCCTTCCCCAATATTTTCACAGCCTTTTCCTGCTGCAAAGTCGCCTTGTCTGTGTAGGTATGACCAGATTTCGTCATTCGGAAGCGAGCCTTCGGGACAGGCTTACCTGGAACAACAATGCTAACCTTAAAATTACTCATTAACCTTGCGCTCGACGTAAGCGATCCATTGGTCCGCTAGTTCTTCTGATCCTCCAATCCCAATCACCTCTTTTACGATAGCCAAGGCGGCGATAGTTTTATCCTTCTTAGAGGCCGATTGCTGGCCCATAGAGGGGCCACCAGACCTCGAAACAGAACCATTTGATGACGTTGGTGTTCTTGCTGGCTCCTGTGGCTCTACAGGGCTTATATCGCCATTCGCAGATACCACCTTGACAACACCATATTTTGACAAATGCCACTCCACCGCCCCCTCGTATTCCCTCTCGTAAATTGTGGCCTTCAAAACATTCCCCGATCTCCAAACTTTAGGGGAAGCGTCCCACACCTTGACAGCATTTACTTCTTGGTGGTCAGGGCATACAACCCCAACCGCAGACGGACCTCTCTCTGGTGTGTCCACGTTGTGTATTTCTAAAGTTATATCTTTTAATGTGTTAGGCATTTTTTCCTCCAATTTCCATTTTGTGTGGTTCTTTGTATCTGCTGATATTTATACAACTCTCAAATAAGTGACCCAAAGTATCTGCATGGTCAAATCCAAATTTGTGTGCCAATAACTTACCAGACTCTCGTTCTATTCTAACTAGAATCAAATGTGTGATGTCGTTCCCAGATTGTCTTAAGGCTTGACCATAAGCGTATAACTGCACAAGATGACTCGCTCTAATGTTGTATCGAAAACTCGTTACTCCCTTCCAGTCCAACACGCAAAAATCGCCAGGTGAAGATTTTAGCCTACAAACTAAATCTGTTGTGCCAGGTATCGGATATCCAGATTGAGGCTTGTATAAAACCCTTAATTCGGACCCAACTGGTTCAATGTGTTCGTCTATAAATTCTTTTATTGACTCAGCACAGCGTTTTTCTGTTTCCTCTTGGGGCAAGTCAGGTCGCAGACTGCTCATACCTAAAGAAATTGGGTGTTCAGCTTCGCTCTTTTGGTTGATAAGCCAGCGACAATATTGTTCAGCATAAAAGTGGAATCCACTTCCTGCCACCCCAGCCGAATCACGTATTTTGCGTGGAGCAGACTTGGCATCTTTTGCCATGAGTTCTATTTCTTCTTTGGTATAAGAAGTGTCAGCTTTGAAAAGATTCAGAATCTCGGATGAAACGAGTTTCGCCGCCCAATTAGAGGCTACCCCAAAGTTATCCCCGTCGGATATCTTTGAAATACGAGAAATGGATTCCTTTCCTAGCTTCTCACCATCATCCAGAGAGTATGTATGTGTTTTTTCATCAAATGAAATTTTAGGTAGTTTCAAAAATTCAATCATTTTTTGTTAGCACCATAAAAATACTCATCCATAAGGTCTTGACCCTGCTTGGCGCTCACCAGTTCTGTATCATTGAATTTTTTTTTCTGGGCTTCTGTTCTTTCTTGCTGTTGTTTTTCTTGGAAATCCAGCATTTGATTTATTTCAAAATCCTCAACCACCCGACTGAAAAAACGTACTATTTTTCCCTGGCTCTCAAAGGACCAACCAAGTTTTCTCAGCTTCGTTACGGCTTCGGTTAAAATTTCACTTGTTAAAACATCTCTCTCCTGGTTCTTGGATTCCCAATGCTTTCTGAGTAAATCGCTCATTCTCTTTCCTTTCTTTCAAATTGTTTTAATTGTCTAATTGAGTAAATAAAATCTTCTTTTTCTCTCCGTGTAAATTCAGCAATTTGATCTTCTAGTGGATCGTCTGACTGATGTTCCATCATGCCTTCCCCCCAACAGCTCTCACACTTGCTCTCAACGCAATCTACAAAGCTCTGGTTGGGATCAGGTTGCGTATAGCGTGAAAGTACCCCCTCGCCCTCACACTCTAAACAAACGCAATGAATGACCCATTCAGTCATTATCGTTCCCTCTTGGCGTAGCAAACTGCGATTCCTAATCCTAATCCTACTAATCCAACCCCAACTATAATTCCCAATGTCAGACGAAAAGTGAGAATCATCTGGTCAGCTAGACTACTAAAATCAACAATTACTGGTTCCATACCTCTAACCTTCTGGTTCATTCTGGGATGCAATGGCTTTTTATATTCTAAATTGGGGAGATAAGCAAGCCCGCACACCAGCACAAAATAACTATTCCGACTATTATTAAAAACGATCCAGCAAAGCTAACATATTGTAATACGTTCAAAATTTTCTTCATATTTAGTCATTCTATTCCAAAACTTTCTTTTGCTTTTTCTAAATCCTGGTGATTGACCATATCTTCAATCGAGGAGTAGCACCACTCACAAAACGTCACAGGCATTATTCCAAAGTGTCCTTGTATTCCACCTCGATCTGGGTCGTAGTCACTATTGCATAGTGAACATTTATCTGAATTATCCATATAAATAATCATAATCTTTATTAACAACACCTTCGTGCCAGAACACAATATTGTTTTCTATATCGTGACCACCACTTTTTAAGTCTTCTTTTGTATAGGTATCTAAATACCCCCAGTTAGTGTGTCCGTAGGTAGCCCTACAATAATCGTCTATGTACTCGCTGTGGTCAGTCATGTTTTTCTCCAATCAATATAATTTCATTACCGTCTGCCTTAATAACCGTCCACTCACAGTCACCAGACGATACCATCTTTTCAGCTTCCTCACGGTTCTTCGCTACCACACTCGTGCGTTCTGTGGTAGTAAAGACATCTTCAAATATAAATGTTGGCATAGCACTTACTCCTTTTCTGATGTATTATTCATCGTCATCTTTTCAGTTGAGCACGACCAACAGACGGAGTGTCTGCTTGTGGTTTTTCCTCTACCACTTCAAGGTCGTGAGATGATAGCTCAGGTAGAAGAACCTTTTGAATGTACTCCTCAACTTCTTTCTCACTCTTAGCATCAATCCGTTCTTTATAAACTATGAGATAGGTTTTCTTAGTCATTTTTATTCTCCCTCTTTTTCGTTTTGTTCCAAGAGCATCAACATGCCCTGCTTTATTAATAAAATAGTTAATAAAATAATGAAAAAGACCAAAACAAAACTAAAAATAAATCCTGCAATTATTATGAAATCAATCACTTTTTTAACTCCTTAGTTAGTTTCAACAGCTAGCAATCCGAATCTTGAATCGGACTGCTAACAATTCAAACTAAAATGATTTCATAGCCAAATAAAATGGGCGCCCCCGTTCCAGTGAGCCGATAGCCTCAAGAGCATAAATAATAACCTCGCCTTCAGAATCCTCAGCTACATACCAACCTTTGTTTTCAAGCTGATTTACTACCTTTTTGCTGTTAGTAACCGCTTGTCTGGAAGCCCCGTGCGCCTTTCGTTTATCGGGATAGAAATCAAAATAAGTGCGGGCTTCGTCATAACCTTTGTCATTAATCAAGTGAATGACATCAAATGCACGTTTTCCAAAGTCCACGGCCCAGGCTATGTCCCGAACTCCAGCTTTACTCATTGCTTCACTCATTGTTTTATTTCCTTATTTTTCAGTTTAGACAGCAAGCTAGACCATTATTAATGGCCTAGCTGACAATTCAAACTATATCATTCGTTCATAAAAACCTTGGTAATCTACCATTCATTTCTGCAACCTGCTTCTGGCACTCATCCGAACACTCGTTTAAAGGCTTTTGACTCAGAAAATATTCCATCATTGGATATTTTTTATTGGTTTTTTTGATTCGTTCTTGGGGCGTAAGGTGAATATCTTCAGTTTTTTGCATTTTATTAGTCCTCATTTTTTAGTTGATACAGCGAAGGAGTCGGGGTTGAGTCCAACCCCTTCCCAATATTAACTATTCAAATCTGCTAAGATATAAACACCGCTTTTTATCTTGGCTTTTGTCTCTTTTAGAGTCTCGCCTAGAAACATATTTCTGTATTTAGCCGTAGTTTTTGAGTAATTCCAGGTGTTGCGGTCAAGCCAAGTCTGTCCGTTTGTGCCTTGTTTAGCTATAACTGAGTTATAACTTTGTAAATACATATTTCCAGCGTCATCAGTAATAACAAATTGATTGGCTATTCTGTTACCCTTGTTACTTAGCATATTGGTTAATTTCATTATCTTGACTCCTTTCCTCTTATGGGGATATATGGGAATTATAGAAAGAAATGACGAAGTACACAAGTGCGACATATTGTCGCACCTATAGGATTATATAAAATTAGACGTTGACTCGACAATTTCGGGAAGCTACATCTAGTATGTGCCGTACGACACAAGGCACATATAGAGACTCCGTATAAATGATGCCCCACAAGGGCAATCATTTATCTAGTAAGAAACTAGTTTTTTTTATTTTTGGCATTCTAAGCCCCCTGGTGGGCTTTTTTTTGGTTGGATGTTTAGTACCAGTTGACTCCGTTTCGTGCCTCCACGGGCACGACAGGCAGTCTTTATTTCGCCACATTTGGCACAATTTCACCACATTGCCTGGCATTGTCTACCTGGCATTACTTGACGGCATTAATCCACAGCTAGAAAGTGTGAATGGTGAGGCGTTGCGTTGTGTTTTGGGTGGATATAAGGGGGGGTGGGGTTCCCCCCACCCATAAAAACAAACTTGAACCAGTTTTGGTTCAGTACCTACCCAGAACCTACCCTAGCCAGACTGGGCTTTAGATTGGGGTAGCCAGCACCTACCCAAGTAGGTGGGGCAAGCCTACCCTCGATTCTGCGTGTGATATATCTGCCACACTACCCAAAACCTACCCTCCCTGGGGGACCCTGCTTTGCTCTTGTTTTATTATTTTTTTGGTCTATGTCGGTAGGGGGGTATGTATATATATGAACCTAAGAGTACCTCTCCCATACCCCAAACCCCCATTCTACAAACCAGTTCAAACCAGTTCAGTTGACGTATCCCTAGTTTCAAGATATGCCAGAATTTGACCGTTGGAAAGTTCTCCGTCTTTCCCGCAGCGCACAATATAACTGATGCAGCAGCGCAGCCGACACTTACCTCCCTTGTGTTGGCTGGCGGTCCTTGCTATGTACGGTAAATGAATGTTAAATACATTTCTATTACCAGTCCTGACAAGGACAAGAACCCAAAGTATGTTGCTAAAGTACGCAAATGCTTGAAGTGTAATGTGGAATTTAAGTCGAATTGGATTGGTAATCGGCTGTGTAAGGAGTGTACCTCTAAACAGGATACTGCGGAGATATAAAAAAATGATCCCACAAAGTAAATTGATGTCATTTGTTGAGGCGAATACAAATGCGGTAGTAGGCCTCATAGTGAGTTGGGCATTTACATTTTGGGGGTTGCCGTTATTTGGGATACATCCTTCTCCTGTCCAGGCAACAGGAATTACAGCTTGTTATTTTTTTCTAAGTATAGGTCGTGCCTATGTATTAAGGCGTGGCTTTGAATCAGAGTGGATAAGAAGAATACGGATAGAAATAAAGCTATGGAAATTGAACAAAGACGTAACGAAGCTCCAGAACAAAATCTAAAAAAAATAAAAAAAGCTGGTCGGCCTCCTCATAAGCCTACTGACCAGTCAAGGAATATGGTCTTAGAGGCAGTTGGAATGGGGATGGAACAGACCATGATCTCTAAGTTATTAGATATTGCCCCCAAGACTTTACGGAAATTTTATCGGGATGAACTGGACACAGGCGTTGCGAGAGCTAATATGACTGTCGCCAAGAGTCTATATGGTCGGGCAATTAGCGGCAAGGATACGATAGCTAGTATATTTTGGTTGAAGGCCCGTGATGGCTGGCAAGATACGAATAAGACGGTGCATGAAGGTGTGCCTGAAAATATAACGGTACGGTTTGCATTGGAACGCCCAGATGAAGGGAAGATCATTGATGTGACCCCTGTGCCTGACTCAATAGAGAAAAATGAATAAGGGCCGCAAACCTAACGATTACTACCCTACACCACATACAGTAGTTGGGGCTGTAGTCAGCAGGCTGTCTTTGCCTCTTGGGTCGGAAAAAGTATGGGAACCTTGTTGTGGTGATGGGCGGTTTGCAGATGCAATCAGATTAACTGGTACAGATGTTATTCAAGGTGATATTGCTACAGGGGATAATTTTTTTGAAACTAAAAAAGCACCAGCAAAGCTGCTGGTTACAAATCCTCCCTTTAAGGAAATAAGAAAATTCATTGACCATGCCTTTACTATTGGGGTAGAGCGAATGGCCTTGGTTTGCCCTGAAAGATTGTGGGCCTGTAAAAAAGGCCATGACCAATGGCAGCGTCACAGACCTAGTGTTTGGGCGAATCTAAATTGGCGAGAAGATTATTTACAGAAGGGTGGTTCTCCTGATCGAGCATTAGCTGTCGGTATTTGGGAAGAACCACACACAGACTGGTGCTTATACCAAGTCTGGGAAAAGCCGCAGGACTCATAACATGGAATTGGTTACAACTTTGTTAGGCGGATCAATATTAGGATTCGTAACAACTATGCTTGGGCAAATGGGTAAAGC